TTCAATCTTAGCAACAATGCCAACTGCGTTCCAGTCAAATATGTGCCCACCACCAACACTAGACTGAAGCCAAAGACCATCAAACGTAACACCCGCAATTGTGCCTACTGTGTTAGTAAAAATAGAAGAAGTCGTACTAACGATCTTTGCGCCAGAAATCGTTGTTGCATCAATGTTGCTTCTGCCACCACCTTTATAGGTAATACCTGTCTGCATTGGAATTGCAGTACCTACTAGATACGTCTTACCCTGAGTAAATAGCAAGGTGCCCCCACCCGCAGCAACTAGAGCAGTCTGCGCGTTAGAGATAGCCGTGTAGTCGTTGGTGCTGCCGTTGCCGACTGCGCCAAAATCGTCTACGCTAACAGTCTGCCGCAATTTGGCTTGTACTGTTGTTGCAACAGCATTTGTCCCAGCAGGAACATAAACAACCCCACTGGAGTCTCCAACATACGTAAAGTTGCTGTCCAATTCAGACAAAGGAATAGTACCGGTCTGACCTGCAAAAGTGTAAGGTATTGCCATTAGAAGCTCGCTCTCAGTTCTGTTTGATATTGGACGCCAGACACAATGAAGTTAGGCGATGTACTTGTAATTGTAAGACCTATGTACTTGCCCCACTGTTGGGCATCATAGCGGTACAAATAGTAACCGTTGATAACATTTCCCCAAGACACAATAGCAAGGGCAGTGTTTGACCAAGAAACAATGTACCCTACGTTGTTAGACCACTGTATTGTCTGGAGGTTGCTCAACGTTGTGCTTGGAGAAGATGCACTCTCGCTATCAACCGTGACATTGATATAGCTTCCTGCAACAGATCCCAGGATTGCCTCTACACCAAACTTCAATGCTTGCTTGTCGCGGATGATGTTGCCCATCCCCAGCAGTGCAGGCTGAATCTTTGTGATGATTGCCGCTGTTGAGTCTTGGAACATCTTCTGTAAGTCTGTGCCTGTTGTTGAATACAACGTAGCAGACCCTGTAGAAGGGACAGACACTATGTACTTCAAGCTGTTCTGAGAAGTGAAGAACCACTTCTTGTCAAAGAACACGGCCTGGATGACTCTAGCCCCCGCCACAGGATCGTTGTAGGTGAACGAGAAGGCGGCGCACAAAATGTTGTACAGCAGCACCTGGCCGGCACTTACAGGCTTGGTGAAGTCTATGTACTGAAACACCCCGTCAAGAGCATCACTGAGCTTTGATGTTGTTGAACCAACCAAGGCATATATACCGTAGCGGTTCATGAACACGATAGACCGGAAATACGGCAGCATCGCATACGGGAGGTCTGAACCTACAGCCGCACTGATGTTGGTGTTGGTGTAGAGCGTAGCTCCGGTACTGGTGTTGATGCGGACATCAGAGATGACATTGATGCTGTTGATGCCAAACACGTACAAAAAGTTGTTGGCAGCGACGATCTGCGTGATGTTGCCTATCAAAGTCTCATCGTTGAAGATGATGTTTCCGGCAGACACGCTCGCAAAGTCGTTGTTCGTTCCCGCCGCCGTGTAGTACAGCGTCCTGCCGTTTGCGATCCACACCCGGCCTGAGAATGATGCTATGCACGATCCTGGCTGGCTAACTACCGTTGCAGCAATAGACTGGCCTGTCCCACTGCCGGTGATGGTCACCGCTGGCGCTGTCAAGTAATTGGTGCCAGGCGTGAGGCCCGTACCGTTGGCAGACACGCCCGTAATGACGTAGCCGTTAGACGCAAGAGCAATTACTGCTTGTGTACCACCAGCAGAGGGAGCCGCTACAGCCGCTGTGACAGCTCCGGAGTAGCCTGCACCTGTCAGGGTGTACGTCAAACCAAGAGGAGTTCCTGCGGTTGTTGCAACAGCTGTACCACCCAACGTTGTTGACAACGTAAACGTGCTTGTACCGTTGGTTGCGGTGATGTAGTACGAGGCTGACGTTGTAGTTGCGGTATAGCCAGTGATTGACCCTGTGCCGCCAAACGTACCAGAAATTGTTACCGCTTCATTTACCAGCAATGTTCCAGCAGGAAGCGCCGTTGCCAAAAGAAACGTGCCACCCGTTCCTGTAATAGATACACCAGTCAAAATGCCGTAGGTGGCAGGAGAAAAGCCTAGCAAGTACAGCTGGAAAGACAACGATCCTACGTTGACCAGCGTGGTGCCGTTCCACTGAAAGTAGCCTTTGACCGGATCAATAATAAGGATCAGGCTGTTGTACCACTGGGTTGCTTGCACCCCAGACGCGGAGAACGTACCCGCAGCAGCAACAGTAGTCTTGACATTGCTTGCCAGGTTGACGGCTTCGCAGCTACCGTCTGACTTAAAAGCAATGTAGTAGTTGACCGCCGAAATGTTGCCGTAGGCGGCATTGACAACTGGTTGTGTAAACGTAACAGAGCTAACAGCAGTGGGCGCAGGAACAACCCTAAGATTACCGTGCCCGATAGGCATCACGTTTTCCAGCCAGGAAAACTCCTCCTCCTTGATGGCGGTACGGTTTGCCTTCGTGTTTACGCCAACAAAATCTTTGGTGACGTGGTAATCTTTTTTCTGCTCTTGGGTTGCCATCTGTTATGCACTTGACATGCCCTTGGATTGATCTTCAACCGCATTCACCCTTGCCGTCCACCCACGCCCAAAATGATTGAACGTTGGCAAAACTGACAAAAACTCTATGCGCTTGTTGTTAAAGTCTTCTATCACATTCAACCTGTTGGCGCTGTTGACCGCAGCCAGGGTCTTGTCCCCAATCATGCCATCCGGCTCAACACCAGCAACAGTTTGCAAAATCTTGATGCTACGGTGAGCGCCAGAGTTCACCGCACAGTCAAAGACACAGTAGTCAATTCCCGTTGGTAGCAAGTCACCTTTGACGGCATCCCAGAACAATTCTTTGTAGAACGGCAAAACGTCGTTGAGAGTGAGGTTCTTCATGTCTTCTTCCGACACTTCACTCTTCAAGAAATACTCCCACATCTTCTTGGTCACACCCATGTTCGTACAGCCACCTGGGTCTTTGGGATCATGCACGTAACCGCCTTCACTCTCAAGCAACAACGTCATGCAGCGTTGAAAGTTCTCAACCATTTTTTGCCGTTCTCTTAGAGCGTCTAAAAGATTTGGCTGTAGGGTATCCTTTTTGCCCAAGTTTTCTTGCTGGCAACCCGGCTTTGCGCCGCTTGTTGATGTTGTAGTACAAACCACGTTTTGCTTTTGGCGTTTTCATCTACATCCCCAGCGTTTACGAGCAGCTTTACCGCGTTCACCTGTCCAGCTTTTACTTCTTGCACAAAACGATTTGTGGCGTGGGCCTGACTTTTGAGGTGCTTTCAAGTTAGAACCAGTAGCACGGTTGTACTTGGATCTTCCTTTTGCCGTCAATCCACCACCCGCCCTGACTGACAGTTTTTCCCCGCGACTGACTGAAAGGTTGGGTTTTTCCCTTGACATGACTACGACACTCCTTTCATTCTCTCTGAGACATGCAAACCACCCAGGCCAAGCATCCCAAATGTCAAAGTTGCTAAAGCGCTAATGTCTAGGGAAGGAAGAACAACAGGATGATTGGCAATCGCAGCGCAAGCAACAATCAACGGCTGTAGCACAAAGTTGTAGGCATAGGAAAAGCTGCACACCCAGCCAAGACCACCGCGCCAGTGTTGAAGACGATCTGACGAAGCAGCTTCTACTTTATTGATGTCTGTCTGAGCTGTGAGAAGAGACAAACTGGCACTGAGCTTGGCTTGCTCTTCAGCGGTCTTATCCGGAAAAAACATCCCAATAATCTTCTGAGCCGCTGTTGCCGCTTCTCCAATGCCGGTGATGTCCATGTCACTTGTCCGCTTTGTGATCCAACTTGTCAAAGATCTTGCCCATCATCTCTTTAAGATCCCTGATGTCTTGCTTGTAGTCTTCTCGCAACACATACGATTTTGGCAAGTCAGCTCTAATAATTGCCAAATCTTCTTTCAAATCCTTGACCGCATTCCACAATTCTTTGGCGAACCAGCCTATGGCACCAGAGATGATCAACAGGGTTACATCAACAATGCTTTGAAATTCCATGTTTAACCAACTAAGTAAGGTGTGGTGATGCGACGTGTAAAAACTGAAGCTAGCACAGCTTTTACTTGCTTAATGTACTCTTGGTTGAAAATCTCCGACTCTCCATACGCCTGTTCTTTGTACTTGGCTTTGTGACAAGCATAAAACGCAACAGGAGAGGTGTACGGGTCCGGGATGGTCTCAACCGGCGAGAGCGTGGTCAACGGCGCAGGTAGTACTACCGTGTCTAGCTCAATCGCGTAGGTCTGATCTGGGACCGGCCCAAGATAAATGCTAGTCTGTCCGTACATGGAGAATGCAATCGGACGACCAATGTAGTTCTGGTAGTAGCGCAACCTGGCATTGAAGTCAGTCCACGGCAGGTATTGCAGTGCAATCCGCGTGTTGCCCCAGATGAGATTGAGTGTGAGTACGTCTAGCGTACTGACCCCGTTGGGCAAGGATGCCGTGGGGATGATCTCTTGGTTGGCTACAACCGAAGAAGTCTGGTACGTGCGTAGGCAGCCGGTGTCACGAACTAAGCGAATCCTCGCCGCGTTGATGTAATCGGTTAGCTCTGAATCCGTGTAAAAGTTACCGTTGGCGTCATGGAGCATCCGACGGCATTCCGTGATGTAGTCAGAGAGTGCCATAACGTCCTCATAATTTATGCAACTTGAACAAGACCAGCCTTGCGCTTATTAGGCACAAGGACTGGCGTTGAGTCAACCACGGGGGATAGGACGTGGACATTAGGCTTGGGTTGTTCAGATGAGAACGAAAAGGAGTGCAGTCTAGCCAAAGCCTTTTGAAGGTCTTGGTTACTTGCCATCCAACCCAAGCGTCTGAGATACGGCTCTTTCTTGTCATCGCCGTACCCAAAAACATGATGACAGACAACTAGCGGAACATCTACCGACTGGCCTTTGGCAAACAAGTACCGCTTGCCGTCATAGCCGTCTTCTAGATCATGAGCGCTGTTGTTAGTGACCCACATATCAAGCAGTCAAAATGTCGCCGTAGATGTACAGATCAACCGTAGCTGCTGCACCTTGCGCTGTACCCACGTTGATGTACAGATAGGCTTGAGAGACTGCGTTTGTAGACGCAATCGTCAAATCTTGTACAACAGCGGCTGAGGTCAGTGCTGGGGTAACAGCAGTCACGATTGCCGTACCACCAGCGGATGCAGCAGTTTGCACTGTGAACCTGGCAGTCGTTGGGTTGATCGAACCGTTGGTCATCGCAATGGCTCGAACCCGAAACTTTGTAGGAGTATCGGCAAATGCAACAAACGTATCGCCTGTAGCATTCAAATTCAACGCAGGAACCACAGCCAACAGAATGCTACCAAATTGACTTGGCAACTTGTTTGCAACTCTAGATGATGCCATGATGGCTCCTTAGACTGTTTGCAAGTACGCAGTGTCAGACACGCCACCGAATGTATTTGCAACTGTACCTGTCGTTGTGCCAAATGCTGCCGAGGTCGGGATCACGCCCGTATACGCAGAAGCTACTTGGAACAAACCGTTGTCAGTCAATGTAGCTGCCCATGCCGTTGTAGCAGAGCAAGTTACAAAACCAACAGCAGGTCGAGGAACAAACACACCAGTGTGGATTGCCGGGTTGGTCAAGACCGAGGTGCCCGCGGTGATGTTTGATGTTGCAACAAACGGTGCCGTAGCGGTGTTTGTGTAACCAGTGCCACCAGTGGTAGCAGAGGTCAACATGCTCAGGCACATCACAGCAGTTGCTGCGGTGGTTGATGCAGGGCTGAACGAAATGGTAGGCACAGAAGTCATGCCAGCACCATTGTTGTTGATTGTGATGGCAGTCACAGTACCAGAGCCAACCAAAGTAGCGTTGACCGTCAACACAGCGCCAGTACCGGTAGTGTCACCGTTGCCGTTGACTACGGTGATAGTAGGAGCAGCAACGTAACCAGCGCCCTGGTTGGTAACGGTCACTGCGTTGATTGCGCCACTAGAAATGGTGCAAGTTGCAGTAGCTTGTACGCCACCAGCAGGAGGAGCCGAAATCAACAAAGTTGGCGCTTTGGTGTAATTGCTACCAGCCGTAGTGATTGTCACCGTGGTGTTGATAGCACCACCAACAATCACGTTGCCAGTTGCCAACACGCTACCGCCACCCGCTGTGAATGTGCAGTTAGGAGAAGCAGCAGTACCCAAACCTGTACCAGCGGGATAGATACCGTTGGTGTAGCCAGAGCCAGCCGTTGTAATAACAGCACCGACAACTGTACTGGTCATGTTGATCAAACGGACGTTAGATCCATCTGAAGACACCAACACAGGAGCCGATTGTGTAGATGCTTCTACAAAACGCCAGATCTGTGAAACGCCGTCCCATTGCTGGATAGCGGTGTAGGGGCCGAGGTGAGCAGAGTACTGACCACTTGGGATGGTGTACACCGCACCAGCGGGCAGATTGATTGGGGTATTAGGCCAGTTAGTGCCACGTACACCAAAACCGATTTGATTGAACATTTAATTCTCTCCTTAGATGGTCAGTGAGTTGTAGCCGGTGATCTTGGTCATCGACTTGGGCTTCGTAACAACAAGCTCCGCGATGGTCAAGACAGCACCAACGTAACCAATTTGGAAGTTGGCTAGCGTAGACTCAAAGCCAGTGAAGGCAAAAGAACCCATCTCATGGATGTACAGCGACAGGTAGTTGCTGTTGAGCAAGTACACAGTGCCTTCCGGGCAATACGGATCCGGATAGATTGGCACACCGGCAACCATCAAAGCGCGGAAGCCAGACTGTGGGCCGTCAGCATCGTTGTCAAAACCGATACCCTTGCCTGGGGTGATGACGTAGGACTCTTGACCAACAAAGTCTTGAGCCAGCAGCGTCCACGTACCAAAGCCGCACACACCAAACGTCGGGACTTCAGCCGAGTTCTTAACAGTGCCGCTGATGTATTGCAGCATGTTCTGACGGGTCGGGTTCACCGAGCCAGCAGCGTACAGCTTTGATTTCCACCAGGTGTTGGTAGTACGGTTGATGTTGCCGTAGGTGGCAAGCGTGGTGCCATCGTCAATCGCGCCAGGTAGGCCGATAAACTGCTGGGTGTTGGTGGTGTTGTTGTACAACGCCGTTGCCATCGAGTCCATCATGCTGTTCGTCGCATCGTTCATACGAGCTTCGATCAGCGGGATGATTGCGTAGTCTTGCTGGACTGCGCCTTCCATGCCCAGGAACGGAACCGGAGCGATCATCAACTTCAAGTTGAATTCCGCGTTGGTCACGCCAACCTGAACGCTTGGTTGCGCGAACGAGCCAGAGTAGTCAGACCACTGTGAAGTGATCATCTGCGAACCCTGAACCGGGGCCGTAACAGAGGACACACCGCCAGAGGCTTGTTGCGAGTTGCTCAGAAGAGCAGCAAGCAGTGGGGTTGAGTTGTACAGTTGCACAACCAACTTAGGAATGAACGCCCGTCGAGTGATGTACGAGAGTTCCGTGTACTGGCTACTGCCAGTGCTTGGGATAATACCGCCGCCAATAGCCATTAAAAGCTCCTAAAAATATCCCCTGGTATTACAAAGTCTTACAAGCCAATAGGCCGTGCAGGACGCCGGAATTCTGTCATAGCTTGCGCGGCTACTTCACGCGCTGCTTGCACTGGGTTCTTGCGGAACGCCGAGAGGTCAAATTGCCTCATCGGGTTCGGATTGTAGCCAGTGGGTGTTGGGGTTGCCGCTTGCTTCATCCACTTGTGGTACTCAGCAGCAGCTTCATGATTGGTGATGCCTTTTTCAATCATGATCTTCTCAACTTCTTGGATCTCCGCACGGTTGCTTACAAAACCGTTTTGCATGAGATCACTACGACGCTTTTCCAACTTCTCGATAGCATCGCGCTCATGCAACTTTGCTTCTAAAGAGGCTACCCTGGCTTCAGAGCGTTGCAACAGTGAGTTGGTTCGATCTTCAATGTCTAGCTCAGGCATAGACACATCAGGACGAACCTTCTTGGTCAAACGCAGGAAATCAGCCCTTGTTTCGGGAGATTCCGACAACTTCCGAGCCAACGATGCGAGTTCGTCGCGGGCTTCATATGAAACATCTTCGAGTGACATAGCTATCCCCTAGTTGCTTAGTAACGCTTGCCGCCAATGCGTTTTGATTTAGTACGCCTTGGCGCAGACCGCTTGGGCTTATAGATGTTACGCATGATCAGATGACCTTCTTCGTGCCACCCGGCTTTTCCAGGCTCATCTTGTTGCGGTACATCTGGCTGTTGATAGCAGTGCCATCTTTGCCGCCACCAAATTGCGAGAAACGCGGCGGGTTGAACATCTGACCGTTCTGCATGTTGTTGTCCGTGGGCTTACGAATCGGGGTAGAACCACGCGGCTTAAAAAGATCCATGATGTTTCCTTAAGTAGACAAGGGAGGTTGTTGCATACCCGGCACTGGAGCCTGGGCGATGCTACGTTGCTCAGGCGTTGCCCCACCGGCTTGCGGCAGCGTCTGAATCATTTGCAAGATTTCAGCGGGCATGACTTCACGGCTCTTCGCCTCACGCTTGCCAAAAACTTTGTGCAACGAACCCAGAGACTTCATGATCTGCTGGCCTTCTTCTGACTCGCTTCCGAGCGCAGGGAGAGATTGCTCTAGCAGATCCATAGCCATCTGAATGTTGATGTTTGCAGCCGCCTTGCTTCCCATCTTGGGTTCAGGCGTTGACATTGGAGAAGCCATCGGAGGAGTAGACGAGTCTGCACCCTCACCAGCTTGATCTGGCGGCGGCATGTCAGCGTTCTCCGGGGCAGCTTGGCCCTTTTGAATCAGCCTCATCATTTCGTCCATCGGCATAGCTTGATCCTTAAATTAGTGACGGTTAGTTTTCATCCAGACCGTCAAATGATGGGTCGCATCGACGCTCAAGAACCAACGGGGTTGCCCCCGTTAATTACTTGCGCTTCGACTTACGCATACCCTTGCGAGCTTTACGTGCCATGTTACTGACTCCTTACAAGCGGCCACATTTAAGAGGGAATGCAGCCATACCCCATCCAGCTTCCCGGATTCTTACCGGCGCGGACGATCGTCCCGTTTCTGAGACTTGCCAGCGCCACTTTCGCGTTTATACACGATTGCGTCAGATCTTGCACTACTTTTAGCATCCTTCAATCGAGGATCGCTGTTTGGAGTAGTTGTCCGGGATGTTGAACCTTGTTCTTGGGCCATCACTTCCCTTTCGGAGGAGCTTGCGGAGGAGCAGGAGGCTGCATAGCTGCTTTCTTCTCTTCTTTCTCCAGATCTTCTTTCAACAACTGTTTCATAGGTGGATCAACCAAGTCTATCAAACGTTTCTTGTCAATCACCTTGGCTTCAAACAACTTGAATGCCAAATCACGGCTGTCTTCCATAAAGATCGGGGAATTTGAGTGGGCATCCACTTTAACAACGTAATCGTTGGTGAACTGCTCAGGTATAAACACCATCCCGTTCTCATCGGTAAAGTGTGTATCGTTATATGCTTGCATGAGCTTTAGATACAAAGTAGCCAGCTTTTCTAGGCTGTCCTCAATGATCAGTGCCCTTTTCTTTGCTCTGGAGGAACCCAGCCTAGCAAGTTGGCTGGCATGACCGGCAGAACGTACGCCAGTCTCGCCTCGGCCCTGCAATACAGAAGAAATGCCGGAGGCTTCTGCAAACATTGCATCTATTTCTGCGATCTCTTTGAACAGATCGTCGGGCATCTTGGGGGCAAGCTCTTCAACTTTGCCACCAGGCGTGTCAGAAAGTATGAACGAGGACGGCGTGTTGAGGGCAAAAGCCTTCTCATCCGTGATGCCCATAAACCCGCTAAAGGCTTTGGGAGGGTTGACCTGCTTGGCAAGGAGCATGGCTATCTCGCCTACCCGCTTGGTACGCAGTTCTTGCAGGTAGATGAGCTTCTCAACCTCGCTCTGACCCCAGAAATAGTCGTACAACGGGTTGGGACAGATCTGGATAAAGGGGCATTCACCCTTGAGGAACATGGATTCCCCGCTGCGGTCGTAGATCACAACGTCAGGACTTGCCATCGTGACCACTTGGTAGTCGCTGATGTCATCATTCCACACCCACAGCTCTACCATTTCCACCACAGACTCGGCAACGATGGCCGTGTAGCGGCTCATGCTCTCCAGCGAAAGGTTCACATTGCCGGTAATGTTTGGTTGGGTCTGCGAGAAAGCCAACCTGTTCATAGCGTTGGGAGCTTCATCTACAGGCTTGGGAGCATCAAACACCCGGCGCAGGATGGACTCGCGCTTGGGATGAGAATATAGGCGAGTATAGAGTTCGCTCTTGGTCATGTAGTACTTGTGAGCTATAGCCTCCTGGCGGTCTGTGTAAGGCTTGTCCTCACGCAGAACACCGATAGTCCCTGGCTCAATCATGTACGGGTTAATGCCGCCGCTCTTGCCAACCACAACCTTGACAAAAGTGCTGTTAAAGACCAGCGACCAATTGATAGCAGTGCTGAAGACCTGATCAGTGTTGCTATTTAGCCACTCATCGTTGAGCGCACGGGTTAGGACTGGGATCTTGGAGTGCTGAAATTTGTCAACAGAGGCACCCATGTTGATGCTGAATCGTGTTGTCTCAGAAGAGTACAGGAACGAGTTCAGTTGATCTATGTGAGGGGCAATCTTGTTGTACAACGCAGGAGGATCATCCGGGCTAGAACCAAACAAGAAAAAGCATTTCAGCTTGTCGTACTGAGTCCGGCGACCATCCACAGACACCAGACATTTCTGCATGAGATCAATGTAAAACTCTTCACGATCTGCTTCTGCTTGTGGGATTCTCATGTCTTAGCTCATTTCTGTATGGCAAGATTTTCGTGATCTCGGGTCACGGCAGTAGGTCGCAACTCGCTAATCCTACCCGTCTGCTTCGCCAATTCTAGTCCGTTGTTGCTCTCGCCGGAGATGGACGCAGTGTTGTAGTTGCTGATCTGGTTGGGGTTACCCCACTGCACAGCATAAGGATTTTGCGGCTGCTGAGGATGGCGAGCTGGCTGGGCTTCTCCCTCACGAACGGATTTAACGTCGCTCATGCCAAAGTCTTGGGCCAGACCACGCATAGTAGTGTCAGCATGTTTGGTGCTGTCTGAGCGAGCTCCTACGGGCTGCAAGAAGACTTTGACGATGCTTTCACCGTCGCAGCCATGAGGGCACCTGGCATCCCATGCCTCAAAGTACCCATGAGCCAAACACTTGTAATCGTGCAGTACTGCCATCTTCAATCCCCATTGAGGTCACGTTGACTGTAGTCATGCCGGTTGACCATCCCGACACGCAGCTTGATTTGTCCACCTGCCATCTTCAGGCCAATGCTGGGCATAGAAACAGGTTGCGGCTCCTTGCGGTAGTCCACAAACCTCGAGTTGTCCTTGCGCCTCATAACCTTCACCTGACCACTCTTCCAAGCGTCGTAGCCCTTGTTCACCCTGGTTTGCACCACTTCTGACATGGGAACCTCGTCTGCGATGAAAACCTCTTTGAGCTGAGTCCTGCTTATACCACACAGTTCTGCAAACAAGTTGATAGAGATCCCCCGCTCTTGATCAGCGAGTAGCTTTTTGATCTGGCGGTGAAGTTCTACTTTGGTTAAGGGTTTGTACATGTCAGGCTCTCATGCCTATTTTTTGAAGATAATTAGACACGTTTTTGCCTATGAACAGATCTTGATCAGAGCTATCAGCATCTGCCTTCTGCTTCTCTCTGGTGATGTAGTTGGTGATCAACCTGGGCTGCACCTGCTCTGCCCACGCCACAACAGCCAGCGCGGAGGCAATTACCCGGTCATCCTTGTTCCTGCCAGGCGCACCCAGGAACCCATCTTCGCGCACGATGGTCTTCATCTCCTCAAGGCAATCCATGCTCAGGACGTTCATCATCCCGCGCTCGAAGAAGTCCTTCATGTAGTTCATCATGCGCTCCTTGGTCTGGTGCGTAGTCATGAACCCGATGCTGTTGGACAACCCGCCCATCGTGTCTAGCTTGCGCCAGATGTAGTTCTGCATAGACCCCAGCACGTCACGCAGATCCTTGCCCAGAGAGCCGCTAGTAGCGGTTGCCTGCCTACGCAAGTTCTTGAGTTCAGCAATGACGGCCTGGCCTGGCCCGTTCACTTCCAAATTCAGCGTTGAGTTCTTGTAGGCTCCAGCAATGTGGGCTATCACCCAGGCAAACTGGTAGGTGTTGAGTTCTGAGGTTGCAAACTCTGCCACTTGATCTAGACCGTTGGCATAGCAGCGGTAGACTTGTATGCAGAACCTGTCAGCCCAGTCAGAGCTACCGTAAGCAGGGTCAGCACCAATAACGTAGTACCCGTTGTCTACCGGCTCCTCCCAGATCCTGAGAGTGCCCAGCCTCTCCGTAGATTTGATGACCTGAGTGTCAGGGAAATTCTGACCAAAGGCATAGCGGTAACAGTCAGGAACGCACTTCTTCGCAATCTTGGCTGCATCCGTACACCTGCTGTTGGAGAAGAAGCTGGTGCCAGTCATGACAAATGCGTAGTCCTCCGTAGGCGGGAACTCCTGGTACATCAGGCTCTCGTCCTTCATGCCCTCCGCTAGCTTCCACCTCCACCACGCCATCTGGCGGCTGTTGATCTCCACCCCGTAGAGCTTCTTGATCTCCTTCGTCCATTCCTTCTCCTCCCCCGTCAACTTACCATCCCAGTACACTTTGTAGACGTTGCTGTCAGGATCTGCTGAGTAGTACTCGTTCCTCCACCACCCGCAGAAGATAGCCCGCTGTGTCTTGGCAGTCTTGGCAGTCTTGTACATGTCGTGATACATGTTGAACCCCTGCGCCGTACTCTCAAACATGTACAACCGCTCAGGATTCTTCTCAGCCAAAGACGCGATGAGTGATGCTAGCCCCTCCTCGCTGCCCCAGGATGCTGTCTCAGTACCGTGCAAGTAAGTAATAGCCTTGCCCTGCCCCAGTCGAGACTTGTTGCCAGCGATCTGATAGAAGATACGTGATCTGTTCTTGAGTACCATCTGGTTCCTATTGTGGGCAACCAGTGGAATCTTGAACTCTTTCGGTAAACCTTCCATGTATTGACCAAGAGTAGACCGGAACATATCCCTGTTCTCCTCCGTATCTGCCACCAAAGTTCCCTGCCAGCCAGGATGAGTGAACTGCCAGTAAAGATCCAGAGCCAAGGAAATGGTGGTAATACCCAACTGCCTTCCCTTGAGAATAACAAAGAAATGAATGTCATTAGCTAACCCCTTCGCAATCTCTTCCATCACATACGTCTGTGTCCCTAAAGGCTTGGACATGGGTATTAACCCGTCCTCCTTACTCTCAATCTTTAACTGAGCACAGAACTTGTAAAACTGCTTGAGATCAAAGTTCACGCAAAGTAGTCCTTATCGCTAATACACCGCATGTACACACGCACCCTCTCCCCCACACCCTTGCCATAGAACTTCTCCAGCTTCTTCAGCCTCTTGTCCAACCACTTGTCAGCAAGAACCTTCCCCAGCGCTTCCCTGTTCCTGTAGTAGCTGAACACCAACACCCTGGCCTCAGCCATCTCCAACAGAACCCGGTCACTCAACTAAGCCGCCACACCCGCACAAGGTCACCATCAGCTTTGGAGGTGAAAGTCATTCCGTACTTTTTCCTGGCCCTCACGTTGGCATTCAATACGTTCGCCCTAGCACTCTTGGGAACCGTGAAGCTGTCTCCAACACTCATCTGCAAGTAAGGGTAACGGTACACCACCCTCGGCGGCGGTAATCCCACTCCACTCTCTACTTGTATCACTTCCATACCTAACTCCCCATCTATTGACAACACCGCATCCTAGCATGTGCGCCAAATACTAGATATTTTTTATGGGGTGGGCGAGATGTGGGGCTCACACTCACACTGCCACCGTGCCCACTGCCTAGTCGCCTGGCAAGCCTGCCTAGCCGAGCTAGCTGCCCTGCCCAAGCTGCCCTGCCCTGCCCTGCCCTAGCACGCTGCCTGCCTGCCTGCCTGCCGCTATATATATAGAGCGCTGGCCTAGTGACCCTAGTGACCCTAGCGAGCGTTAGTCTATTACTAACATGTTAGTGATCTAGATGAGAGACCCGCTGAGACCTTAGACCCTATCCGCAGAGCACTACACT